TCATCTGCGACCGCCGTGGATCGCACCGTATAAGAGCCAGCGCAGAATCCTATCCTCATGTGTTATTCGTGGTTCCGCTGTAGTAGTTGAATAGTCCAGCCGTGATCCCAGTTCCGGGCATACCCGCATCGCCGGTCATGCCGCGAGGACTCTTGATATTGTTGCCCTGAACTGCCCTGAGAGCGTCCTGAAGCAGCGCGCGAAGGTCAGGGCTAACCTGCCGCTCGAATGATGGCCCCAGCGCCACAGCAAGCGTGTAAACGATCAAATCCCAGTAGGCAGGGGGCATGGTGAAAGTCTGCACCGGCGTCGTAATTTCGGTGATGACGCCACGCTGCTGCAACAGGACGTTGTTGTTGGCGTTTGGCACAGGCCAGAAGTAAATATTGCCGTTGGGCCACTGCGGCTCATAATAATAGTCGGTCGGAATCGCCGAAGTCAGAGTCTTTACCCGCTGGTCTGCCCACCACTCCTTATCGCGTGGCGTCAGAGGAATTTCTACCTGCGCTGGAGTCGTGTTGATCAGCAAAAGCCCAATGGTTGGTATCTCGACGGGACGCTGCGAAACCACGAAAGTCCCGGTGGGACCGATGGTATGCGGAGCCAGATTTGGAACCAGCGTGAAGGTCGTGAAGTTGTTCGCATACACCATTGTCCGCTTCGCATTGAAGGTGTCGATGACCCGCTGGAGCTTTTGCAAGACCCATGCTTGGTCATCCGCAGACAAACTCTCCCCCTGCGCCAATGTGCCGATCTCCTGCGCGGCGGCATTGATGAGAGAGAGAGCTGTGACGGTGATGCTGTTCGCAGGCACTTAGGCGACTTTCCGGTTGTAAGGCCGCTTGGCGCGTTGCTCTTCGATCTGAGTGTCGAGCCGTTCCGCTTCGCCAGCATACTGGGCACTGAGAGGCTCTTCGCGCTCTTCCGAGAACGCCGGAGCCTGTTCACTCCAGCCCTGAGCCAGAGCGTGCTGCAGTTCATCTTCAGACTGCACCACCATACGAACAATCTTCGCTGGGACGTGAACGGTTTCCGTGCCGAGGCTGTTCGGCTTCGGGCGCTGCTCATTGGTCGAGGGGTAGCTGTGCTCCAGGTCGTAGACCATCATCGGGAACTTCTGGAAGCGGTACTGCGACTTCGGGGGATTGTTGAGGTCATGAATGGTCATCTTCCGCGCGCCGGCGTCGTGCTGGGAGAGAATCTGGCGCATGTGAGAGAGTTCTACTTCAGAAAATTCCTGTGCTGGCATGGTCACTCCATAGCAAGCTGCGACCATATCCGCTTTGGCTTGCTTTTCAGATACGCCCGGAGGCGGTACAAACTTGTTAGGCCGATATGCGCCCGGTTCGGGAATAGGCATCGTCTACCCCAGATTTGACTTCTCTGCCGCGAATTGAGCATTGATCTTATCCGCCTGCGCCTGTGTGGGAGGAAAGGCAGAGTCAGGGTTCGGCGATTGGGTCAAATACTCGTCTCCAATCCCGTAAGGATCGCCATCCTGCGCGAAGCCAGAATCCCACCCCTTGCGGAGCGTACCGGAGCCATCGCAGCCCTCATCTTCGGAGGCATCATACTCGTCAAGAAGCGTCTCGAACTGAGAAATAGTTGCGGCTTGCAGGATACCGGCAGCCGTCAGCTTGGCGATGAACTTCTCCCTCGCATCGCCGCCGTACTGACAAACTTCGTCAGGACTGCGCTTATAACCAGCGTCCAGCAGCTTGCTTTCTTTTGCGGAGTCGGTGACGATAGCGAATTTAGGCTGCTCCGTCGTATGTTCGGGATGGTACAACATCTTCGGAAATTCCATAATACCTCCAGTAAAGCGGGGCATCCGAAGACACCCCGCTCTCCGTTATTCGACCGACGTTCCGAGGCTATACAGCGTGTAAGTGGCGCCGATGTTGTTCACATCGCCCATATTGGTCATGATGAGCAGGAACTCCTTGATATTCAAGGTGGCTACCGTGGCAGTGCTCAGTGAATCGAGCGTGCCGCCAGCACCTACTGCAATCGTGATCGTTCCCGCGCCGCTGGCTCTGACAAAGAAGCGAATGCCAGAACCTGCGATGCCCTGAGCCGGATTGGGAGAAGCTGGAACCGCTCCAGTGGCTGCCTGAATGGCCTGAGCCATCAAAGTTGCCGAAGGAAGGGTATCCGTCTCCGCACCCGCCGCGGTGTGCGAGATAAGGCCGCCGATCACATCACTCGCCAGAAGCGTATTTGCCCCTGCATTCGCGTAAGTGACTGGGCTGAAGTACTCGTTGATGATAGACGAGAACGACGGGCTCTCCTTGGAGGGAGTGAACGAAGTAATCGTAGGAGCAAGCGTGCTGGGAATGGTCTGATTCGGGTTGTTTGCCATGTTATGCCCCCACGACGCATACCGCGCCATTGTCTTGGTAGAGGTTGCCGATTCCAAAGAGCGAGTCCATGCGGTTGACCTGCACCGACCGAACTGGGTCCCACGCTTTGACCTTGCGAACCGATAGGCCGGTATCAGGGTCTTGGGCAGTGCCCGACTCTTCGACTGCCTTCGGAACGTACAGCTTCGCACCGACGATGGAGAAGGCCTGACGGGTCAGATTCAGACCAATAGTGCCTACCTTGCCGTTGGGGGAAGTCGTACCGGGCCAGAGAGTCAGTGCCGCGCCGCCTGCCGGCAGAGCGTCAACGTTCTGGTACTGCGATCCCGGCCCATAGATCGGCGGCAGGAAGTTGATGGTATCCGCACCAGCCCCGCCGACCGCCGTAAGCGACTGCGTGATGGTGAAGACCTTGTTGACTGCCTTGCCGGGTATGCGGCGAGTCATCGGGTTGACTAGATTCACATTCAAAAGAGAGAACTTATCTCCCACATTGAATGTGTCTCCAGCGGTAGCCGTGATGACCAGCGAAGTCCCACTCTGATTCGAGCCGGATACGACGACAGCACCAGCCCACGTACCAGCAGTATGCGAATAGAGCGACTGCGACTCGTAGAACATGGAAGCACCCAGTTCGCCGATCACGCCTTCCTTCCACGACTTCGTGATTTCGTCAGCGGGGTGGAAGATGGTGGTGATGTTGGTGCCGAGGGTCGTCATCATGCTCGAGGAAATCAGCATGGCGCGCTTACCCAGAACTCCAGCCGCATTCTCTTCCATCCGCTGACGAGCGGTGTAGTAGGTTGCGACCGAGGTAGGATCGGTTCCCAGTGCGCCAACGGTCATGCTGGCATTCTGCGAAGCCCATAGAGCGCAACGCGAATCGCACTCCTGAGCGAGAGCGGCGGCGGCGGGCTCGAAGTATTGCTCTTCCAGCTCTTCCTCCGAACGCTCCAGCTTGACGGCATTCTCGTAGTCGTCCCACTCGAATGCGACCTGCAGCCACTGGTCAAGATTGACAGCGGTCTGCAAGCGGTTGATCCCCTGCGGCTCATAGCCCATACCGTTGGTCACGGTGAAGCGCTGGGGAAATTTGACCGTTACCTGAGAACCCGGAGCGAACTCCTTCTTGAAGTCCTTCTCCCAGGAACGATTGAAGTATTCCGCGACGATCAGCTTGTTCAGCAGGAGCCGCAGTACCTTCAGCGATACCCATTGCGTATTGAGGAAATCGTTTGCCACTTATCACGCTCCACGGCGGCGGCGTAAATCCTTTGCGTTCTCGGCCTTCAGCCAGTCACGAACCGCATTCGGATTCCCGCGTTCAATTGCGGAAAGTGCCCTTCCCGACTCATCCATCAGTCCGCTTCCACGGTTGCCGACTTCGAGAGGAGGTTCAGGGGCGCTCTCAGACCCACGTTTAGCAGGAGTCTCCAGTTCGGGCTTGCCGCCTTTATCCAGTTCCTCAGTGATAAGGTTCTCAGTCAGAGCGATGTACCGGATTGCTTTACCGGGGTTGCTCTTCGCCATATCGACGAAAGCGGCCAATTCCTTCGCATCGCTACCGATGGTGAAGATCAAATCTGTCCAGACATCCGAATCGTTCAGCATTTGCTTGACGACTGCCGGAATATCCGGGTTCTTCACGATGGCATCGACGGTCGGGACTGCGATCTCCTTGAAATTCGGATACCGCGCTTCGGCCTCTTTGACCTTTTTTGAAACCTCTTCACTTTGAGTCCGCTGAGTCCGTTCGCGTTCCTGCTCCGCTAACTCTTGCTTGATCTCCCACCGGGCAAGCGCTTTGGTGTACTCCTCGTAAGTCTTGAACTTCGGAGTTCCATCGTCATTCTTGTCTTCTGGTGTCGGCTCTTGCGTAGAGACTTGCGGAACGGGCTT